TTCAAAGTCCTCCCCACTTACGGCGCAGACTCAATCATCCGCGAGTGGAAGCTCCGCCCAATCCTACTCTCCGATTTGCAAAAGGCAAGGGAGCAAATGGACTTTCCACAACTCATCCGTCCTTCGCGTGAGATATGGATTGAGCCGACGCTGGCAGACCTTGACACTTTCGAGAGGGAACATATTCTTCCGAGTCCTCAACTGTCTATAGATATTGAAACGAGCGGGGATCAAATTACATGTATAGGTTTCGCTCCACGAAAGGACATTGCACTTGTGGTTCCTTTTGTAAGTGAGTCGAATCCTTCACGAAGTTATTGGCCAACACTTTCAGAAGAAATAAAAGCATGGTCATGGGTTCGCAGAATGTGTGGCCTGAAAAAGCAAATCATAGGACAAAACTTTCTTTTTGACATTAACCATTTATGGAAAACCTACGGCATTCCTGTTCCTCATGCGAGTGAAGATTGTATGCTACTGCACCATGCACTACAACCAGAAATGCAGAAAGGTCTTGGCTTTTTAGGTAGTATTTATACGATGGAAAGTCCCTGGAAGTTTATGAGGCATGTAGAAACAATTAAGAGAGAGGATTAGATGAATAGAAATGATAAAGAAACTCTCGAATGGGTAGAATTTGTAAAAGCTAATGTAGTTGCTCACTTTGATACAGGAGAAGTGTATTGGAAAATTCCTCTCAAAGGTCGTAGAGTGTTCACTCCCTTGGGTTGTTTAGATACTAAGGGATATGTGAAGATGAAAATAAATTATGTATCTACATACGGACATAGAGTTGTATGGATATTGGCTCATGGATATATTCCAAAAATGCTAGATCACATAAATAGAAATCCATCTGACAATAGACTTTGTAATTTACGGGAAGTTTCTTTTAGCGAAAATGCACTTAATAGTGGAGATTGGAGTAACAATACATCAGGCATTAAGGGCATAACGATAATGTCAAATGGTGCTTATAAAGTAACTAAATGTGGAAAGCATCTTGGAACTTTTCATAAAGTGTGGGAGGCTGTTAATGCGTATAATAAATACAGCTGAACTAACCCCGGCAATTACAAAAACATTATCCGCAGATACGGTGCATCATATTTATAATGGCCTGGACGTGACGGTGACCCTGGAGATTTGCAATGAGTTACTTTCTCAGCTCGATAATACTACACGCAACACATATGAGTTTTCTAAATCTTTGCAGGGCCCAATCCTTGAAATGTCCATGCGAGGGATCAAGGTTGACCAGCGCCGGAAAGCGGAAGTCCTCGCAAAATACAAAGCACAAATCAAGATCATCTCGGAACAGCTCAACGAGATTATCAAAGAAGGAATTGGGCTCGATTTGAATTGGCGCAGTCCGGCTCAGCTTAAGAAGTTGTTCTATGAAGTATTGGGATTGCCCGAGGTTAAGAAGCGCAATGCCAATGGCGTTTGGGCAGCAACGGTTGACCGGGACGCATTGGAGCACCTCGACCAATACATGATGGCTGAGCCCCTTTGCATTAGATTGTTGATGCTGCGTGACCTCGCCAAGAAGATCGAGTTCCTCGAAACCAAGATCGACCCTGACAATAGGATGCGGTGTAATTTCAACATCGCAGGAACCAACACCGGGCGATTGGCTTCGAGCGCGAGTGACTTCGGCACAGGCCGGAACATGCAGAACGTCGACCGCGAGGAACGTGCCATCTTCATCGCGGATGAGGGAATGAAATTTGCAAACTTAGATTTGGAGCAAGCGGATGCGAGAAATGTTGGAGCTATTTGCTGGAACAATTTCGTCAGTGAGCGTGGTGACGCCTTCGCCGGGAGCTATTTATCTGCATGTGAGTCTGGAGACTTACACACTACTACCTGTAAACTTGCGTGGCCGTCTCTTGCATGGACAGGAGATGCAAAAGCTGATAAAGGTGTTGCCGAGGCTATTGCATATCGACAAGACAGCTACAGACAGCTTGCAAAGAAGCTTGGTCACGGCACTAACTATTATGGTACTCCCCGAACCATGGCCAAACATACCAAGGTTCCTACTAAACAAATCGAAACCTTCCAAGCCGCCTACTTCAAAGGCTACCCCTGCATTCAAGAGTGGCACAAGTGGGTCAAGGCTGAGCTTAAAGAAAGCTCGCAGCTTACGACTCTCTTTGGTCGCCGCAGGACTTTCTTCGGAAGAAGCTACGAGGATACTACGCTCCGAGAAGCTATTGCCTACAGCCCGCAGTCCATGACCGCCGATCAAATCGACACTGGCCTCATCCGGTTATTCAAAGCCAATCGTGTCCATCTATTGTTGCAGGTCCACGACTCAATCCTAATCCAATTCCCGGAGGAACAAGAGGATGAAATACTTCCGTGGGCCATGGAGCAACTCAAGGTCCACATTCCCTTGGCAAAGGGTAGAGATTTCCATGTTCCTGTTGACGCGAAGGTGGGGTTCAATTGGGGGGAGTATAATGAGAAAATTAACCCTGATGGATTGATCAAGTGGAAAGGTTCTGATAATCGTAAAAGAACTGTAACAACTAAACTTAGTATAAAGGGATTGCTGTGAGTGATTTTGAAAAGTTTTCTAAACTGTTTAATTATGAAGAAGAAACAGGAAAATTGTTTTGGAAAATTGGGAAAAATACTGGGTATGAGGCAGGTGGATTAAATAAAGGATACAAGGAAACTAGAGTTTTTGGAAAGCTTTATAAAGTACACAGAATTATATGGTTATTAAAAACTGGAACATGGCCTGTAAATCAAATAGATCATATTGATAGAGTTAGGGATAATAATAGATTTAGTAATCTTAGAGATGTGACCAACAGAGAAAATGCTAATAATGTTTCGGCTCATATAGACAGTACTACTGGCGTAGTAGGCGTATATCTTTCCGCTAATGGCAAATGGTATGTTCAGCGGCGAAAGAAATGTCTTGGAACATTTGTGTTACTTAAGGATGCAATAGCTGCTTATGATGCTGCTGAATAAAGAGTGCTGTAAATGGACGGGTCACAGACTAAGAATAAAAATCCCGCCCCACAAAAAACTGTCGGTGGCCAGTCTATTCTAAACCGAAGGCTTTACGGCTCGTGGATTGATGGGTTTATGGAATATACTAAAGACCTTCCAAGTCCGGAGATTTTCCGGAAGTGGTCGGCTATTGCCGCTGTAGCAGGGGCGCTTGAGCGGAAGGTCTGGATTTATGTTCCGGCGTTCAAGGCGAACCTCTACCCGAATATGTATACAGTCCTTGTCGGTCCCCCCGCGACAGGCAAAACCATCGTCACCTCCATCACGCAGGATTTGTGGGGCAAGCTCGGCGACCATCATGTAGCCCCAAACGCTGTATCCCGTGCGTCATTGATGGACGCACTGAGGGATGCGGAACGTGCGCTCATCATCCCTACGCAAACGCCGCCGCAAGTCAAGTTCAATTCCCTTCTCATCGTAGCCAACGAGCTTGGCGTTTTCGTCCCCTCCTACGATCCAGATTTCATGAACACTCTCACTGACATATATGACGGCAAGAGATATGGGGAAAAGAAACGGGGCAATGACCTGTCTTATGTGATCCAGCATCCACAACTTAATCTCATCGCAGCAACCACTCCATCATACTTGAATGGCGTGATGCCCGAAGGCGCATGGGATCAGGGCTTCATCTCGCGAGTCATGCTCATATATTCAGGGGAACAATCCACGCGAGATATATTCGTCGGCACTCCGGATCAGGCGAATGAGTTTAGCGAATTACTGAGTGATCTTAAATTGATAGGAAAAATGTATGGAAAGTTCGTATTTGCCGAAGATTGCGCTAAGGCTATCTCCGCTTGGGCAAAGCTTCGAGGGCCTCCAGTACCTGAACATCCCAAGCTACAGCATTACAACGGAAGGCGTATCACTCACCTACTCAAGTTATGTATGGTTAGTGCAGCCTCCAGGGGTAACGACTTTGTTATACAACTCGATCACTACCATGAAGCTTTAGACTGGCTCCTTGAAGCCGAAACCTACATGCCCGACATATTCAAGTCCATGGCTCAAGGCGGTGACGCAAAGGCCATCGAAGATACATGGTACTACGCCTATGAATTTTACATGAGGAAGAAGGCGAACATTCCAGAAGCACGACTTTATGAATTTCTCCAGAACCGAGTTCCATCACATTCTGTTGAACGTATCATTCAGGTGATGTGCAAAGCGGGACTTTTAGAAAAGATGATCGACGGGTTCCGGCCTCGGGCTAAGAAGGAAGTATGATTACTTCTTCAGCATCAGTGCCTTGTCCCTCTTTTCCACATGACCCACGTAACTGAGTGCGGCGTTAGCGCAATTCACAGTGTCACGTTGATCCCGCTGAATTAATCCCTCGGCCTGTGCTTGGCTAGTCTCAACCTCCGGCCATGCCTTCGGAATATCCGTGCAGCGCTTCTTAACCGTCGATGCGAGTTGCACTGTCCCAACATCTTGCAAATTAATTCTTACGACCCCGGTTGATCCTACGCAAGCTGTCAGCGCCAAAGGCAGGACGCTTAGCATTAGCATCCGCATCAGCCTCTGCTTGCATCGTGGCAATTTGAGCATCACGTTCCTCCAACTCCTCATTCAATCGAATGACCTCTTTAATAGCTGCATCTTTTGCAGCGTCAACTACTTTTTCCTGCTGTGCAATCTCAGCTTTGATCTTCGCTTGCCAGATCGCATCCCGATGATTGTCCCCTCGCCAGTAGCCCACTTGATATGTGATGAAGAGCGCTGCCGCTCCACCCATAGCAACCTTAGCCCAATTCGGAACCATGCCCCATACGCCTAGGGCAGCGGCAATTGGCAATGGCATCTTCAATCTCCTTCAAGCGGCGGAATAACTTTCCCATACGTGGTGTCATATTCCAGCATCGTATCACGGCGGTTCATATCATCCCACACTGCGCCAAAGACATACGACCCAATGATGGCTGCCGCAGCCCACAACAGCGTAGTGGCGATCTCTTTATTCAGTGAAGTATCTTCCCCAAAGATCAAAAGATACTGCACATTCCCCGCACAAAACAAGAGGGACAGGAACATCACCCTTCGCCTGATAGGCCACCCATCCACAAGCAACTCATTCATCACCTTCTTAGTTTGCTTCCCTGACATAGGAGGACTGAGCGCCGGTTCTTCTGCATCCCCGTCCGGAGCCACAACCTTAACCGGCGCTTCAACCACAGGCACTGATGATTTACGATGCCTCATCCAGGGTATAGACTCCACGGCAACTGAAAGTGAGGGCCATCCTTAAATGATTTCCAGTCCCCTCCCCATTCAATAGAAACCTTTTCCATCTGTGCAGCGGCTTTTACGATCTTAGCTAAGTTGGCATAAAGCGGCCAGTCCCACCGCACCTTTCCATTAATGGTCACTGCATAATCAACCGCATGGCTGAAGCCATTCTTTCCCGGAATGTGCCGGGAGCGCAGAGTCTTTGAAGCTCCCTTCGCCAATAGCACTTTCTGTTCCGCCAGTGTCCGCACCCCACAGGTAATAACAAACCCTAGTTGCGGATCGACATGCAGCGTGGCACTGCGACGCACAACCCGAACCAAATCAGGATGTACACCATTAAGTTTTTTAAGATCACGGTCTGAAAGTTTCATTCAATCACTGGCTCCTTCTTGCTATTTCAGATTTCTTCATAGGTATTTGGTATATTCCCTGTTGATCGGGCAGTTGCATCTGCCCTTCAATCGGCACGATTTCAAACGGCAGGTCTTGCTGTTGAATAGTCAGTGGAAATATTTCTTGAACCGGATTACACACCCACTCAACAGTTGCACGATACAACGCCCCTCCCGGTGCGGCACCCAAAGGCACAGTAACGTCTATTGTGTAGAACGTCCGTTCTGGCCTCCCTTCAGTTATAACACTATGAATAGTTCCTGCCGCATCAACAATAGATCGAAACACCTTTGCAGAGCATCTCGATCTAAATTCTCCCGTTTCAATTCTAATCCTGAGCGCCTCTCCGGGGGCAACTTTTGGAGTGAGCACTTCACGATTAATATAAGTCGTTGGAACCGTTTCATTGTACCAGTAAATTACAACTGCCGGAATCGTTATCCACGATCCAAAAAGTAGAAAAAGCACTCCATACATAAAATAATTTTTCATCATATTGGCATCCTTGTAACAAGATTTATCACATATCCTATTGTTGACAAAATCCCTATGAGGCCAAAGGCGACAGCTCCATACACTAATGTTTTGATGGGCCAGAATTGATCCTGTGTTACCATCTTCTTTTCCAAATCTGCTATGGCTATTCTTAACAGCGCCATTTCTGTGGCTTGAACATACTTAGTTTCTAACGAATATTCAATGGCGTTTAGTTTAGTAACCACATTTTCCAGTTGTTGTTTAACTAATGCAAATTGTGTCGCCTGAGAAATCGCCATATTCTTCCCCTTATTCGAGTTCGGCAAGGCGTGTGTTAAGTTGCTGAATTTGCATCACCAAAAGATCTAGTTGTTCTTCAAGCACCTCTGGCAAGAACGCGCCTTGGTTTGATATATTCATGTCTTGAGTGAACGGAACAGTCCGTGTAACTCTAAGCTGATGCGTTGAGGCAAGCGCCGATCCAACTAGGGGATAATCAATCGAGCCGGAAACACTCCCCACCCCATTCACCGTATAATCACTCGGGTCAAGTTCCGTCGCCACTTCAGTCGCAATCACAATCGTCTCAACTGTGAGGTGATCGTCATCCAACACCTTCATATTGGCCCAAGCAAAGTTCGTGGCACTGCCGTTCCCGGTAAAGAGTTGTGTGTTCACTGTGGTTGTAACTGTCATCTGCGTCGTCCCTCCATGCCAAATGCATCGCCTGATGCGTTTTCGATTTGATCCAATAGTCGGCGAGTGTAAAAGAGATTTTGAAACGGAAGTAACTGTCGGGCGAGGTGCATTTCCTGCCGAGTGAGGCCGAAGTTTTCCTCATCGGG